GTTGATGGACTTATGTCAGACCAACTATTCATAGAACAAAATTCAGAACTTATAACTGATATACTTTTAAGAGTACAAGAAGAAACTATAGAAAGTTTATATCAACTTAAAGGTAGCAAAAAAGCTTCAGAGTTTGCTGTATTTATAGAAAATTTAGATGTAAAACAAATAGTAAGAGCAAAAGCAACTAATGCTATATCTATATTTGATAATACACACACAGATATGCTACAAACAATACAAGGGTTTGCTGCACTATCTGAACAAACACTACAATCACTTAAAAACTACAGTTCAGACACACTTTTAAATCAATTAGACAATATGGGTCAAGTAATTAAAAAAGAGGTTGTAAAAGGCATTATAGCAGGTACAGGCATACAAACAGTTGTAGAATCTGTTAGAGGTCAAGGTGCATTATCATCATCACAGCTACAAACACTAATAGATACATCTATGAATGAGTACAGTAGAAGTGTTACAAAGCTAATGATAGATGAGATGCCTGAAACAACTAAATATCAGTATATTGGTGCATTAGATGAAAAAACAAGACCTGAATGTTTAGAGATGATGGCAGCAGGTGACCTTACAAGAAAACAAATTGTAAGTAGGTTTGGTAGTGAAGTGTTAATATCAGGTGGTGGATATAATTGTAGACATAAATGGGAGATAGCACTACAAGACAAGTTTGCACATGACCCTAAAGGTGCTAAAAAGATTATTAAAGATAAAGGACTTAATTAGTGGCTAAAAAAGGCAAAGATTTTAAACTACCAACACCTATGTTTAACAAAGCATTTTATAACATCATAGGCACAATAGCTATTAATGAATATAGAAAGATTACTTATGATAAATCTAATCCTAAGATGGCAGATGATAGATCATTTCCTAAATATAGTAAAAGCTATGAAACAAGAAAGAAATCAAACAAATTAAAAAGACAGAATAGCCAGTATGCACAATCTACTGCACCTGTAGTTAGTGGTGACTTATTACTTGATACACAGCATACAGTATCACCTGAAGATAATGCTATTTATATTGGATGGACATCTCATGCTTATAAATTAGACCATTTAAGAAAGATGGGTAGAATACTTACAAGCAGAAGTCATCCTATAAATCCAAAAGTTGTAGATAAAATTATGCCACAATTTAATAAGTATTTAAAAAAGAATATGCCTAAAGGTAGTCAGACAATTACAATAGGCAAAAAATAAACATTTGGTTTGTTTAATATATTATATATATTAAGGCATTAGATTTTCAAAATTTACTCACAAAAGAGGTACAAATGTCAGAAGAAAATAAGACAACTCACACTGAAGCCAATCAGGTAAATCAACCCAGCACAGAAGCTGGTAAAAACAATGTATCAGAAGGTATACCACAATCAAGATTCAATGAGGTTAATACTCAAAAGAATGAATATAAATCTCAAGTATCTGAACTTCAATCTCAATTAGATAAGTTTAAAGCTGACCAAGAAGCTGCAAGACATAAGCAGTTAGAAAAACAAGGTGAATATAAGACACTTCTTGAAGAAGCTAATGCTAAGCTTGAAAAGTCCTCTGTTGTTGTAAAGGAATATGAGGAGTACAAAACTAATAAGAGAACTTCCTTAATGGAAAAATTAACAGAAGATACAGATAAATCTATTGCAGATGGACTATCTTTAGATAAGCTGGAGTTGTATGTAAACAAAGTAACTAAAAACAGTTCTGTTCCTACAAATACCAGCAGACCAGCAAGTGGTCAACCCACAGGTGATTTTGGTGGGTATGATTCAATTCAAGAGTATGCTATGAAAGACCCAAAAGGTGCTGAAAAGTATTTAGAGCAGAATGTTGAAGGTTACATTAAGTAATTTATTAACATTAAATAAGAGGTAAAACATGGCAAATACAGATGTAGGTGTTGCAGCTGGTGGTTTAGGGAAAACCATAGCAGCAGCCATAGTACAATTCAACAAAGCAGCAGTTACTCCACAAACTGTTTCACTACAACCAGCAGTTAAAGGCAGTAATGTTGTTCAATTCCCAGTTTATAGTAAATTAGGTGTATCAGATGTTACTAATGAAGCAACAGGTGATGAAGATACAGAAGTATCAGCAACAAGTATTACAACTGCTGCAACAAATGTGGAGATACTAAGAAACCACATTAATGCAAGAATTACTGATTTAGCAGCACATGGTAATGCAGATGCTTTACTTGTAAATGCAGGTCAAGTTCTTGGTAATGCAGTAGCAGCAGAAATGGATGCTAACATTTGTGCATTGTATGATGGTTTTGCAACAAGCAAAGGTACAGATGATGGTTTAAGGTTTATTGACATAATGGATGCTTTAGCTTCTTTGGAAACTAATGATGCTCCAAGACCTTATAGTGCAGTATTACACCCACAACAAATGTATGGATCATTTGGACTTTCAAATGACTTAGCCCTTACACAAACAGCTTCATCTACAGGTGCATTTGCACATGGTGGTGCAAGTTTTGTAGGTGATCAATTCTACAAAGCAGGTTTTGTAAGCAGTATGGCAGGTATTGATTTCTACACATCACCACAAGTTATTGATGGTGCTACAGGTAGAAAGAAAGGTGCTATATACTCAAAAACAGCTATTGGAGTAGGTTATATTGACTTTGGTGGAGGAAACTTCATAGAGTTAAAAACTGAAAGAAATGAGTTGGGTGCTTCTACTAATTTAGTTGCCAATGGATATTGGGCAGTTTCTGAATTAGTTGATTTGCATGGTGTTGAAATACATACTGAAATCTCATAATACATAAAAGTAAGGGTGGTGTAAAAGCCACCCTTTTACTTATCATGTCATCAAATAAAAAAGATATAGGAAACCTAAACAACAAAGAATTTGGATGTCAGCTTGATCCTGATAACAAATTGAAGCTTGTTAATGATAAAGACAAAGGACAACAAGCATATTATAAAGGTAAGAAAATGAAGTATATGGATTATATGCAAGAGGTTTCCAACAGAATTAGTAGGAACAAAAAAGGTAAAGGTGCAGATAATATAGGCATCTTTGGTGGCATAGATTTTGATAAAAATGGAAACATTATTTAAGGAGAATAATAATGGCAGAAGCTAAAAAAGAAGCTAAAAAAGAAGCTAAAAAAGAAGTAAAAAAAGAAGTAAAAGCAGTAAGCAAGTATAAAATATCTAAGCCTAATGGCAATAGTATTTTAAGAGATCATTTATCAGAAGCAGAAATAAAAATGTATGAAGCAAAAGGTTGTAAAGTGGAGGGAATTTAATAATGATTATTTTTTCACCAATTACTACAGAAGCTGCTTTAGGAACAGATGATGCAGGTTCTTCAAATGTAGGTTCAAGTGAGTTTGTAAGACTTCACAATACAGCAGCAACAGGAACAGAACATTTAGTAACATTAAACACATCTGATGGAACAGATATAGGCACATTTTCATTAGATGGTTCTGATACTGTAATTATAAGAAAAGCAGCTACAGATAAGTTATTTGCAGCAAATGCAGCAGTATTAGCTTGTGGTGTTAGTGTTATATCAGATGCACAACCTAAAAAATACTCAAAATCTGTTGGTTAATGTCACTACTTGAAAACATAAAAGAATCTGAAGGTTTTAGAAACAGAGTTTATAAATGCACAGAAGGTTATGATACTATTGGCTATGGATTTGCTGTCAAAGATTTAGTGATGGATAAAGATATAGCTGATATGATCCTTGAAAGGAAAGTAGCTGAATTAAGATTAAGAGTAGAGCAAAAGTTTCCTTTTATAGATTCAATGCCTGAATCAGTACAAGATGTAATGATAGAGATGTGTTTTCAGTTAGGTGTATCAGGGTTTTCTAAATTCAAAAAAACAATCCAATATTTAATGACAAAACAGTTTGAAGAAGCAGCTGTTGAAATGCTTGATAGTAAATGGTATAAACAAACACCAAATAGAGCAAAGAAACTATCTGATATAGTCAAGTATGCAAGATAGATTAGCTTGTCCACATTGTTTTAGTATACAGTTAAGAAAAAGTGGATGGGAGCATGGGAAACAAAGATACAAGTGCAAAAGATGTAACAGAAAAACAAGTTGTCCTATAGAGGACATAGAACTACTAAAAGAAAATGTCAAGTACAAGAAGCAAAAGCAGAAAGCACAAGACATTACAAGAGTTGAAAGAAAAAGTTTTAGAGAATTTGCAAGAGTTGAAAATGCTGTAGAAGAATACAGCAAAGAGTTAAAAAAGCTTTTTGAAAATTATAAACTACACAAATTAACAAGAAAACATACTGGTAGTAAGAAAGCAGTAGGTGTTATACAGTTTAGTGATTTACACTTTAATGAGTTAGTAAATTTAAAAACAAACAAGTATGATTTTGAGGTTGCAGCTAAAAGATGTCAATATTTTGTAAGCAAAGCAAAGAAATACTTTGAAATAGCACAAATAAAGAATGTAGTGATAGCTTTAACAGGAGATTTATTAAATTCTGATAGAAGGTTAGATGAACTACTAAACCAAGCTACAAACAGGGCTAAAGCAACATTCTTATCAGTAGACATAATGCAACAAGTAATACTTGATTTAAACAAAAACTACAATGTATCTATTGCAAGTGTTGTTGGGAATGAAGGTAGAGCAAACAAAGAATTGGGTTGGAGTAACATAGTAGCTACAGACAACTATGATTACACCATTTATAACTGTTTGAGGTTTTTATTTAAAGATAGCCATGTAAAGTTTATTGATGGTGACCCAAGTGAGATAGTAGTTAATGTTGCTGGACAAAATTTGTTAATGTTGCATGGGCATGGTTCACTTAAAGGTGGTATAGAAAAAGCAGTAAACCAAATTATAGGAAGATATGCAGGGCAAGGAATAGAAGTACATTATGTGATATTTGGTCATGTTCATAGTGCAAGAGTAGGAGATAATTATTCAAGAAGTTCAAGTATGGTAGGTGCTAATGATTATTCAGATAAAGCACTTAATTTATCAGGAAGGGCAAGTCAAAATTGTTACATATTTTACAATGATGGCAACAGAGATGGAATTAAAATAGATTTACAGAATGTTAATAATAAAGGTTATAAAATTGATAAAAGTTTGGAAGCATACAATGCAAAATCAGCTAAAAAGACAAAATCCACAGAAACTATCTTCAAAGTTGTTGTTTAGCACTCCTCCAACCTGTGTTGTATGCTCTCCACAATGGAGAAACAAATGATTGACAGTTTAAGAACAGTATCAGCAGGTGCAAGTGGTATTATAGTAACATGGATGGAGTGGTTACCTATTGTAGTTAGAATAATGGTAGGGTTAGCTACCTTTGTATATATATGTGTAAAAATTTATAAGTTAGCTAAAAGCTAATGGATTTTTTGACAATATTAGAGCAGTATGGGATCCCTATTTGTGTAGCAGTAGCATTTGGGTTCTTTATATGGAAACAAAACAAGTTTATACAAGATGAATTAATGGAAGAACTTGATGAAAGATTTAAAAGATTAGAAGGAATAACAATAAAACTTATAGACCAACAAAAGAAGATGCAGATAGAACAAAAAGGAATAGAAAAAAGTTACAAAGGTTTAGTAGATATAATATCTAAACTTATGAATAAGAATAGTGGTAATGGTTTTAAAGATAAATTAGAGAAATTTTTAAAAAATAATTAAAGGAGATAAACATGGATTTATTAACAATGGGATTAGGATTAAGTAGTGGAGGTGCAATATTATGGGCTTTGAAAAAGATACCTAATGAAGATTTATGCTATTTTGTTGAAACATTATGTGAGAAAGCAGGTGTGTTTTTAACAGCAGGACTTACAAAATGGTCATTTACTAAAAAAATATGGAACAAAACTATAGAGCCTTACTTTATTGATCTAATTGACAATATAGTAGGTGGTGCATTAAGAGGTTTCATCAAAGGATTAAGGTCAGATAATAAATAATGTTTAAAGCTATTTTAACAAGATATGTAGCAAAGAAAGGAATTATACCTGCAATATTAGGCATATTAGAGTTTATTGCTAAACTGACTAAATCTAAAAAAGATGATAAGGTTGTTGCTAAAATAAAGGAATTTGTAAAAAATATAAATGAGTAAAGAACTTACTATAGATAATACTTTAGATAGTCATCTAAAACCTTTAAAAATAGATGATAAGCTTACTGGTATAGAAATATCAGAAGACAATATTGTTTTTGAAAACACAGTATCAATAAACAAACAGCTTTCTCTTGGTGGGTCTGTTAAGTTTCAACAAGAAGACCCAACTATTGATTTTGGAAATAGCCAATCTTTAACAATAGACACATCTCAATCATTATATAGGTTTAATGGTGCTATTTTAGAAGTGTTTGGATTGCTTTTTAGTGAAACTGAAAATACAGATGCTATGATTAATATTTTGGCAGATGGCACAGGTGATTCAAAAGTTGTTTTTTATAGTGATGTGGCTGCAAAGTTTAATGTGGGTAATGATGCAACAGACCATAATCTTACAATAGCAACAGGCTCAACTCTTGATAGTGGTCAACTTTTAAAAATGGATAATACAGGTGCTACAACACTTAATTGCACAGATGGTAATACAGACTTAAAACTTACAAGTAGTGCTGATACAGGTGACTTCTTCAGTATTACAACAACCACACATGGTGCAACAACTGTGGCTACAGTAGATGATGATGCAAGTGCAGCTAATTTAACTTTGGATGTTGATGGTGATATAACTTTAGATGCAGGTTCAGCAAGTGGAAGGATTTATATAAAAAAAGCAGGAGATGAATTTGCAAGAATATCAGGTAAAAATAGTCTTTCTACTCTTACATTATATGAAGCAGGTGGAGCTTCTTCAGATGATT